TCCTCTAAAATGAGTTTCTTATTTGTCTTTTTTTTATTTTCTTTTTTTTCAAAAGCAGGTTTAATACTGCATGTTGCCAGTATATCTTCTGCTTCTTCTTTTGTTAGATCTACAGCTTCACCTGCCAATAAAGCTCTTAATTTAAAATTAGGTGCTTTTAGCATATTTCTGTTCTGCAGTTCTAATCCTTTTACATGTATATATTTCATGATATTACCTCATTTACATTACATTGAAATGATATTATAGCTCTGGAAATAGATGGATCATCTTCATCTCTTTCATATTCCACAGAATCCACTTCACCATCATACCAGTTGTTAGCTATATATCTATTATCAAAGAATATTCTTTTTATGATCTCAGCTATGCTTGTAAGTCTTTTAAGCTGTAGATCCTTAGTATATTCACCACCAGATCTCATTTCATAAGTAATTAAAGTAGTATATTGCCTAGCATGTCCATTACTGGTAGTTGCTAGAAATATATCTGATCCTGGTGTAATCAAAAAACTTTCCTGACCTCTATTTTCATCATAGTGTATAGGAATATTTTGGATCTTAATTAAGATCTGTTTTTCTATTTGTTTAATTACTTTATCAAAATAATTATTTTCAAAATCTATATGTGCCATTATCCCTGACCTCTATTTCTTTTTTTGTAGTATTTCTTACTTAGCTTATTTCCATACTTAGTGTTTTTGCTTTGACCTTGCCTAGTCTTTTTAGGACCATTAGATCTCTTAACATCACCAAATAATTTCCTAGCCATTATTTCTTATAAACCTTCTCAGCACCTGCTATACCAAAAGATCCTAATGTCACCCAGACAAAAGAATTATAGATATAATCATTTACCACTAATTCAATTCCAATGATTCCCATTACTAGATCTACTATTCCAAAAATGCACATCAGTGCAAAAGAAATAAATCCAATTATAGCTTTTTCATTGTATTCATTCTCATCTTTAAATATTGCCCACATATCTTTTTCCCCTATTTTTAATGCATACTTATATTCAAAAAATTTATTTTACAGCCTTCTAGCCCTATTTTAGAGCCTTGTTTTTTGGCTTTTTCTTCTTTTTTTTGCCAAAAATGAGATCCCACCTCTTTTCATATTCCTTCTTGGATATGCTCATAGGTCTTGGAATATCACCTTTACCAGCACCATTTGGTCCTTTAAACATTATCTCTTTTTACCTATAACTCTTTTTTGAGATCTAGGCGGATTCTTTTTACTACCACCTGGACCTGCCCATAAGAATTTGTTAGCCCAGTATGCTGGACTGCTTGGACCTTTGGCTATGTTTTTTCTGTGTCTTGCTTTAAAAGCTTTCCTAGCACCAGGACTATAATTATGACCCATACCTTGAGCACCAAAGCGGATCACCTTGAGTTTATGCGGTCCTATTTTTGCCAGGACAATGGCTTTTTTAGTCTTGTGCTTAGGTGTCATCTTAGGCTTATTAACTCTTTTAAGCCCATACTTCTTAAGCAATTTTTTCTGTCTATCTAAATGCATATTTCTTCTTTTTCTTTTTTGATCTGTTTTTTACTAGATCACCACCTCTTACAAAATGGTATCCCTTTGGTGCTCTCTTTTTATTAGTTTTTTTTCTAGATAAAAATGGCATTATCTTTTTTTCCTTTTAGATTTATGCTTTCCATTTTTCATCAATTTACCATTAGGCATGTAATGATAACCTGCTGGTGCTTTTTTTCTTTTCTTTTTTTTACCTTTACCATAGTGACTTGGCATAATTATCTCCTCTTAAGCTGTATATTATTAATACCTGATCCTGCTGTATGATTGAGTCCTGTAACTTCAATCTCCCACTCATCATTGGTGTTATAAACACCTAAACTAAATCTTCCATAGATTCCATGTCCTAGTTCCTGGAAGGATCCATCTATGATCTCATTTTCTGCTGACAGATCTATTTTTAATCCAGTATCATTACCTACATAAGTAGAGTAAGTAACACTTGATGCTGATCCAGGACTAAAAGTACCACCTGAAGTTATGATCACTTTAATTCTATCATAATTAACATTAGGTGATCCTAATAGATCTACTACAGATCCTGTTGTATTTGCATTTACAGATACAGCTTTCAAGATTTTATCTCTTGCTGTTTCATCTTGATCTAAAGAAATAATTCCTGTTCTAATTAGATCTAAAAGACCATTACCACCTGCTGGATCATAAGCTAATGCTTGTAGTCTTTCACCTTCTTCCTGATCATATGGCATGATAGCCATACTAGCTGATAGCAAAGCAGTTGCTCTTACTATTACTTCAGGAAATGTCCTTCCAAGAGAATCTCCCTCTCCGACTCCAGCATTCTCAAATATAGGCTTATTTATATAAGACCTAACAAAGTCAGAGCTTCTAGATATAAATTCATTAAACAATGATTTATTATCCCTACCTATAGTTATTGTAAGATCATAATTCGGATTGTGATTACTGGAAGGTCTATAGTAAACCACATCTGCATCTTCATCATAGTAATATTTACCATCTGCATCTATACTTGCTATGTCTGCTACTGAAGTTTGCTCTATATCATTTTCATATAGATCATCAAATGTGCCTACAGATCCAGCCTGAAATATTTCTGTACTTCCTGATCCTGAATAACCAACCCAATTAGATACTCTTCTTTTTCTATCAAAATCAAATACAAATGGTGCGACCAGTTGTATATCTTTAATTGTGCAATATGTTTTCAAATATGTTGTCATTTTCTTGTCCTACTAGTTCTGGAACTTCTAAATTATCTATCAATCTATGTAGCTCACTCATGAAATGGATCACTTCTCTATCTGCTATATTTGGTGATCTTAAATCTTCACTTACTTTTTTTATTTTTTTAATTGTCTCAGCTAATCCCATCAGTCTCCCTTTATAATTTCATTGTTCCAAGTTGTCATTCCATTGTGAATATCTAAGGTGATCAAGTTAAACCAGCCATCATCAAAGAAATCTATGATCCCTACATTATGTGTCCAGTTTACTTTCCTACCCTTTAAAAAATCTTTTTTTAGTTTACATAAACAGCCCATTGATTGTGCAATATGTACTCCAGAAATATGTTGCATTACTGATCTCTGGCAATCATGTGTATGCCCATATATTACATTACAGCCTAAGTGCATTACACTTTGTCTACTATGAGACACTGAGCTATAGTGCCCACCATGATAAGCATACAGCTTAGAATCTTCTAGCTTAAATAGCTCACCATATGGATACCACTTATAACCTCTTTCTTCAATCCTGAATAAATTCTCAGGTAAATAATTTGTCAAATAAGGATTCTCTTCCACAAAAGAATTATACCAGGCATCATGATTTCCCATAGCCAAATACTTCTTTTTACATTTAATCTTTTTAAGTACAGCATCAATTCTATCCATATGAAAGTTTACTTCTTCAGCTTCCTGATCAATCAATGGTAGTTGATATTCCAAAGGCGGTCTTTTTCTTCTGGACCATCTCCAATGTGATACCATTTCACCTTCTGCAAAATCACCTAAACAAATAAATACATCTGGTTTTACTTTTTCTAATACTTTCAATGCACAGCTAAAAGCCTGTTCATCATGCTGTGGAAAATGTAGATCTGGAAATACCACTGCTGTACTCTTTATTTTTCTCATATGTTGATAGCCCTCTTAAACCAACCATAATAAAATCTTTTTTGGTCAGGATTATTCTCTACTATTCTTCCATAGAATAAACACCTATAAGCCTGTATTCTTTGCTTAGAAGCTCTATGTGAACTCTGTATTGTCTTTGGTCCAATCTGTCCATCTACAGCCAATTTAGGACCACCAGCACTATTCACAGATTCCTGTAAGATCTTAACAGCTCTTTTCTGTCCAAGATTTACACACATATCAAAATAAGTTGCTCTAATATCCTCTGGAAGTTCGTCTGCTTTGGAAGGTATCCAGTAATCTTCATAATAAATATTTTTAGCTTGATCTAAAGTTAGATCTTTTATGTTGATCTCTGGATACCACCTTTTTGAGATACCATATTTTGTCTCACCGCCACGATCTTTAGGATCATTGACATATCCACCTTCATGATCTATAACATGATCTATGATTTCTTCAAAGTTCATGCTGATCTCTTCACTTTTTCTAGGGATCTGAGTCCACCCAGACCTAGCATTCCAAAAAGTATAGTTGTTAAGGTTTCCATGTTGAAAGTTGGAAGATCTATCTGGTAGCCAAATGAATAAAGTGCAAAGACTAAAAATGGCTGTAAGACGAAATGATAGCATAGTGCTACTCCACATGTCCAGCCTATGAATGGTCTCCAGCCAGATACAAATAAATTTGTAGATCCAGCTTCCACTTTATTGACTTCAAGTTGTGCTTTATTGATCTCAGCAACAAGCTGTGCTTTTTCTGCTTTATCAAGTGTAAACTCATCAATCTTGTCAGCTACTTTATCTATGATACCTGCTACTACATTTAACTTAGGCATCTTCCTTCTCTTCCTGATCTTTTTGATCATCATTAAAAGAATCTTCTAGCATCTTTGAGAATGCTGATTCTGCAACATTTTCTCTATCTAGCTGGAATGCTAGTTGAGCTTTTTGCCTTCTGCAGTTTTCAATATGATCCATTAAGATCTGTTGCTCTTGCTTAAGATCTTCATAGTTATATTCTTTTTCATCAATTACTAGTTTTCTTTTATTTTCTTCAGACATTAGTCCTCCAGGTTATTATTAATAAAATTTTTATCTTGGTAAATATCCTGCTGTTTGACAGCTTCTTCCTACAGGAAATTCCGACATTCTGTGTCCTGTTTGAGCAGAACTAAATGGCTCATCTAAATTATTAGCTACAAGCCAATTAGCCAAATATCCCTGCGATATTGTAATACTCCCACCACCTGTTAATGATACATTTGGATTGCTATTAAAAGTCATACTTGGTGTACCTATTGATAATCCTGCCAAACTAATATTAGTAGTTTGATTTAAATTGCAAGATTCAGCTACATCATTTTTTAATGATAAACTTCCTGTACCACCTGCTCCAGAATGATTTGGTATTACTGGTATTGACATTATTCAGCGTCTCTTATTGCTATATAGTCTGCTAATTCAGCATCTAATTCAGTAAGTCTTGCTTGTAAATCAGTTTTTCTTGATTCTGCTTCTGATATTGCTTCATCTACATTTTTATTTTCTACATAGTCTACTACCTCAACATCATTACCTGAAGCATCTTGCATAGTTCTTGTATGCTTAATTTCTACTATTTTAGTAGAGTCATCTTGTACTGCTTCTTGTACTTTTTCTGCGATTACTTTAGCCATTTTTTAATTCCTCTATTTGTTTTTGTTGTTCTTTAATTGCCTGTATTAATAAAGGCACAATTTTTTCATATTTCACTGCTTTATAACCATTTTTTCTTGTAGTAACTACTTCAGGTAGAACTTCTTCTATTTCTTGTGCTATAACACCTACATCATGTCCTACATTACTATGAACACTATTTCCATGCTCATCTTTACCATCTATCCAATCAAATTCTACACCTTTGATTTTACAGATCTTATCAAGTGCATTATCTAATGGTTTTATATTTTCTTTTAATCTTTTATCTGAACTTGCAAAAGCTACAACATCATTGATAAAACTTGCTTGTCCTGTTGTGTCTGCGATAACTAAACTATCTTGAGTTCCAGATCCAAAACTTCCACCACCACTTGCTTTGTAAGTAGACAATACCATTCCAGTACCATATACATAACCACAGCCAAAACTTTCATTGGATACTGCACTACCTAATGCTACTATTGCTTTATCTCCATTCCCATTCCAACCATCAGGACCTTTAACATAGGCATGGCTATTCAATACTTCTAATTTAAATCCATGTCCTGATGCACTTGTACCACCAATTAAAACTCTGCGACTATCATCAATTCTAAAACTTTCTGCACCAGTGCTAAAACCTAATTGATTACCTGCAGGGTGAAATATACCACATTGGTCATTATACCAAAATGTATAATCAGGTGTAGTGGCTGTTGAATATCCATCATTAGCTCTTATATATGCTTTTGAATTATTATTAACTGGACCAATTACAAGATTATTATAGCTTCTATTTAGTCCAGTGCTAATTTTAAACTCATGTCCACTTCCTGAATAAAAATCTAAATCACCTCTTAATGAGTTGATCCTTACATTACCATCATAATGTTCAATTCTAAATTGTTCAGCATCACTTGCAGAAGTATTTTTACTTTGGAATATATAAGCATGGTCATATCCTTCTGAAATAATAATAGGCGGATTACCACTTCCACTTGTATGTCTAAATCTTGCAGTACCTCTTCTGTTGCCATCATCATCTTGTACATCTAAAGCATATCTGTTTGCACCTCTTGCATGATCTCCATCAATTCTTAAAACTGAATTTGTGCTACTATTACTGGCAATATTTACTTTATGTGTTGTTGATGTTGTACCAATACCAATATCTCCTGAGCCATCAATATCTATATGTCTGTTAGTTTTCAGATCGTCGCTATCGGAAATTACAAAATTGCTTGTATTGTCAGGAACTCCCATTCTTAAAGCTCTTTGACCAGGTCTTTCAAATTTTAATACCACTGGATTGCCTGACAAATGTAGTAAAGTATCAGGATCATTATGTCCTATTGCCACACGATCAGTTGATCCTTCAATAAATAATGTATTGGCATTATTATTAGTTTCAATTCTAAAGTCGCAGTCTTTACTATGCTCATTAAATACTACATTAGAATTATATACTCCAAATGTGTTAATGTCTGCACCATAAAAATAATCTCCTCTTCCATTACCTACTTCTTCCCCTGTAACACTTGGACTTGATTCTTGTGTTAATGGATTTTCAATACTCCAATAAGGATTATATTTATCTCTTGTAAACATAACACGCATGTTTTGAGTATTTTCTCCCTGACTTGAGCTAATATCAAAATATGCTTGTAGTTCTGTTGTAGATCCAGTTTCTATAATTCTGACTTTTGTAATATCATTTGTTCTGTTAACAATATTACACCTGTTTAAATTACCACTCCAATCTACTTCAAAGTCGCAGGTAAATGTTCTTGGACTGAAATATCCGCCAGTAAATCCAATGCTGATTGATCCACCACCTCTTGCGTTTGCAATAGAAGCACTTGCTATTGTATACCAGCCTGATGCTGTAGGACTTGTTACAATTGCATAATCTGTGACTAAAACACTTCTGCTTCTATTACTTCCCATAGCATCACCAAGATTAATAGGAATTTTTGCAGAGTCTATAATAATAGTGCTATCCATTTTGTAAGAATTGCCAATATCAATATGATTTGCAATTGTAACATTACCTGCTCCATCAAATGTGACTCTATCTGTACCATTATCTACATCTCTAAATCTAAGACTTGCACCATTTGTTCCAATAGTAGTAATTGCCCACCTATCAGTACCATCTGTTCTAAATCTTATTCCTGCATTTCCATTTTGTGTTGCAGTTCCTGTAATAATTCCCCCAGTACCTGCACCAGTTCCTGTTTCTAAAACTTCTAACTTTGCATCAGGGCTCATATCTCCAATGCCGACATTTCCATTGTTTAATATACCTAATGATGCTGTACTTGTAGTTCTGTTGTAAAAGTAAAACCTTGAGCTATCCATTTCTATACTTTGGATATTGCTTGTAGTTCCATTTTGAAACCTTATAACTTGTTCTTGATTTCCATAAATGTGTAGCCTACATACTGGATTATTAATACCAATGCCTACATCTCCAGTAGATTCAATACGCATTCTTTCATTATTACCTGCATAAAAGACATGATGTGCTAAGTTAGCACTTGCTCCATAAAGCATACTACCACCAGCAAATGGATCTATTGGTCCAAGATAAAAATTATTTCCAGAGTTTATACCCATACCTCTAAAACTTGTACCTGATGCGTCTTTAAAATAAATATATTCTGCATTGTTTTTAAAAACTAAACTTGCACCATCTATTCTAACATCTCCTGCTGGATTTAAATCAATATTATAACCACCATAAGTAATTAATTCCATTTGACCACTATTTCTATAAATAATAGCATTAGTGTCTTGTATATTTAACTGCCCACCAGTAGTTAAATTTCCATGAGTTTTAACTAACGCATTTTCACTTGCATCAATCTGTATTGCGTTTTTTTGTGTTCCACCATCATTGATTCTAAAATATATATCTTTATCTTGTGCATTGTTAGCCAAGTATAAACTATTACCAGTATCTTTTTCTATAAAGCTATCGCCTGTGCTATTTAAATCTAATACAGCAGTAGATCCACCTGTTATTGTTACTTTGTTTGTAACAGATCCACTTCTATTAACTTTTAATTCTCCGCCTGTATATGTTAATTCTGCTTCTCCATTTAAAGTGCGACCATTTGTTGCACCTGTAGCAGTGATTAATCTGTTGTCTACATTTGTACCTGAATTGAACATGGTAGAAGATGGATAATCTACTATCCAAGAAGCACTAGATGAGCTAAAAATTAAAGTCTTATTGTCATCATTAAGACCTAAACTACCACTACCTAAATCTGTATATGCAATATTTCCTGCTTCAAACAATAAACTTCCACTACCATTTGTTTTTAAAAAATGTCCTGATGATCCATCTGAAGTAGGAAATGTGTAAGCATTATTAAATGTTATTGCACCTGCTGAAGTTATTTTTAGTTTTTGATTTGAATCTTCATAAATATAAAAATTATTGTCAGCATCATCTAAATACACTTTCCATATATCTAAACTACCACCTAATAACTTTAATCCACTTTCATAGCCACCACTATTATGAATTTCTATAAAAGTATCTGCACCACCACCACTTACTTCTAACTTTTCTGAAGGATTTGTAACTCCAATACCGACATTAACATTGCTGAAATAAGCATTTTGAGTTCCACTACCTGCTACAAATCTTAGTCTTTCAGTTTCTCCACCTGCACTACCATTATTAGACATTAAGATTAAATCTCCACCAGTATGTCTATTGGTTACATAATGGTCATCATTGTTTGCATATAATGCTTTTCTGTAATTAGCATCAGATACTCCCATAAATGCAATAGCTTCTCCACCAGTTTGCAGATATATTTCTGCATCAGAAGCCATTACTACATTTTTTGAAAAAACATTTGTAGCATTATCTCCATTCAATCTATAATATTCTGCTACTCCACCACTACCATTATCACTTCTAAAAATAATATCAGCATCATCTACATAGTTAGTAACATAAAGACTACCACTATGATTTTCTATATTATTATTGCTTGAAGAACTATTATGATATATTCTTAAATCTTTATGAGTTCCTACAGCTAAATGCACATTATCAGTTGTAAATACACTATCAGTTCCACTTTCTTCAAGTCTTAATAATGGAAATGAGTCTGTTCCAACATAAAAATCTAAAACATCATTAGCAGATTCTTTTATATAAGTATGAGTACCACCATCAAAATAAAGTTTATTAGTAGCAGTAAGTTTTACATCACTTGAAAAAGTTTTAGCACCACTAAATGTTTGAGTGCCTGATAAATGTGCTGTATCTGAATCTAAGTTAGCAGATGGTAGAATACCTGTGACATCTGTTGTGAGATCAATAGCATTTCTTGTGATCTGCTGACCACTTAATGTTAAATAATCTAATGATCCTGCTAAGGTCACATTAGTTGAATTATCTGTACCTGCTGGATCTACACCTAAATTTGTTCTTGCTGTAGAAGCACTTGTTAGATCTGAAAGATTTGAAGCCTTAGCTAATTTAGTTCCAATGTTAGTTGCTGTAGTTGTAGCAAAGTTTGGATCATCACCTAAAGCTGAAGCCAATTCATTTAATGTATCTAATGTAGTTGGTGCACTATCTACTAAACCTGCCACCTCAGTATCTACATAAGATCTTGTAGCAATAGAAGATGTGTCTACATTGATTGTAATATTTCCTGATCCAGAAGTTGTGATCCCTGTACCAGCAATTATACTTGCAATAGCACCAGTAGCATTTAGATCTATAGCACCATCACCAGCATCATCATAAGTTGCAGTAACATTTGTATGAGATCCATTGGTATCAAACATGTCACCTACAATATCCTGGATATATTCCTGGATTGTTTTAGATCCTATTAAAAAACTCCCAGCAGTACCAATTTTTACTTTATTAGTAGCCAGGTATAAATCTGATCCTGTACCATCACCATCAAATACTTGCTGTAAAGTAGATGTAAGACCACCAGTCTCTCCAGTATGGAAGAGCTGTGTATATCCCTGTGATACAGGTGTATTTCCTAAATTTGTATTACTAGCCATTAGCCAAGATCATCTCCAAGATCACTTCTTAATTTTTTATCAGACAAGTGACCTAGTTTTAAAAGAGTTGGTTTACTGATCAGTTTTTTGACTTTACCTTTTTTCTCACAAGACTTTCCTTCTTGATCTGAAATTGTGCATGTTGTTAGATTCGGCTCACCGATACTTTGGATAGTTTCAAATTTTTTACCGCACTCACATAAATACTCATATATTGGCATAAACACCTCTTTTAGTTAAAATTTGAAGCTCTAGAATAGCCCTAGAAGCTCTTAAAATCTTTTTTTGGTACCTACATAAGGCTGGTTTTCACCAGCCCTATATAAGATGTAAATCCTACTATGCAGGATTTTTAAAGTTCACAACACCGCAGTCAGCATCATTATTTGCATGTGACAAAGTCGCACCAAATAACATGTCTACTACTACTGAAGTTGAGAGATAATCAATATCATATTGAGATTGAGATCTTACGCCAAATTGCTCAGCATAATATACTGCTTCTCTTTTGAATACTGATCCTGATACTGCTGTACCACCTTCTGTCCAATCAGTTGAAGGATATACTGGCATACCATAGATGTTGATCAATTGACCTGATGCAATAGGTGCACCCTCACCTCTTTCATTAGCTTTGGTAAAATCACCTTGACCCATTAAGCCCATGTAAGCTTTAGGATTAGCATAGAAGAAGGTATCTCCATCTGTGTAGTCATGATTAGCATCTAGAAGTTTTTCTAAACCAGATCTTAATTCTGCTGGTAGAATCACATCATCAGTTGCTAAAGTGACATTGTTTTGTGTATGAGCTACAATTAAACTTGCAATATAAGCTTCAACACCTTTAGCTAAAGAATAGCCCATGCTAGAAGCATAAGCATTAAATAGATCTTGAGATGATTGCACATTAGCAATATCTTCAATTCTTTTAGCTTCATAGATGTGTTGATCAAGAGCAAGTGTTCTTGAAGCATCAGTGTTAGCATCATAAGTAACAGCAGTGTCTGCTGACTTATCTCTTTTTGTGTCCTCAGACACTTTTGGTATATTAATGCGGTCAGCACCTTGAGCTAAACTTGAGAAGTCAGTAACCTGATTTCTTAAGATCATTCTCTTTTGTGCATAATCTAAAACTGCATCTGACCACAATTCGCCAAGAAATACATCAGCTGTACCCCCAGTTCCTGTAACATTAGCCATTTTAAAACCCCTTTATAAGTTTTTAATTGTTCTTATAGCCTTCTACTATTTGTGTCCAAAGGTTAGGATCTCTCTTCATCTTTCTTCTATCTTCATCAGTGATGTCTGAGATCTTTGTGGCTGAAGCAAATTTGCCACTAGCAGTAACTTCCTTACTTGGATCCATCTTAACTTTGGCTTTATTCTTACTATCCAGATGTAATTCAAGTTTTTCAAGTGATAGATCACTATATATTTCTTGATCTGCTTCTGGTAGCTGTGATAATAGGTGTTCTTTTCTCTGAGCTCTTTCCACCTGGATCTGATCATAATCAGCTTTGATGGAACTCAAAGAATCAATTTCCTTCTTATAGTTTTCAGCTATTTCTTTCCATTTACCTTGTTCAGCTAACTGCTCTTCTTCTTTTTGAGCAATTACTTTCTTGAGCTCTTGAAGCTCTGACTCTGCTGACTGAGCCCTTGTTCGGTACTTCTTACTTTCTGCAATCAAGCCACCGACTGCTTCATTATCCTGTGTAGTGTTATCTGCTACTGCTTCTTCTACTACTTTATTTTCTTGTACTTCCTGTACTTCAGACATGTAATGTCCTCCCTGTTATTTCATAACTTCTGTTTTAGCAACATACTTTTTTATATTTGTTCTTGCTAACACATCAGCTATTCTATTTGCTAGTATGGCTCTATTCTCTTTTCTTAAATCAAAGAGATCATAGCCCTTTGGTTTCCTTGCTCTGTTGCCTAGAACTATTGATGCATTATCAAATCTGATAATAGCAGTATTCTTCCTGGCACCAGGTCGCATAGATCTTAAAGTTCTTCCACTTAAATTCATGTTTACAAAATTTGCATCTGTATTAGTTGCTTTAGCTTTGAAACCTTTGAGCTTAGCACCATCTTTAAATCTTCTCATACCTCTGGCTTTATAATCTGGATATAAATATTTCTGACCATTTTTATACTTATTATTACCATCAGTTTTCTTGGATCTACCTTTGGTGTCACCATGTGATCCATATTCATGCGGTCCAGTATTATTCTGGAAGATGCCCTTCTCAGCATCTCTTCTGATCAGATCTATAGCATCTTGTGCTATGACCTTCATCACCTTCCTGTTTAATTTTGTTAATGCTGGTAGCTTCATTCTATTACACTCACCCAATCATGTCTGCAATTAAATCCACCTCTATCTGAGAATCCAAAGAACTCAGATCCATCTTTTTGTACACCTATGATAGTTCTAAGATCTCTAATTTCTGCTAAGGTCAGTGGACCTCTTTTAGCTACTTCTTCTTTTACTTTTACACAGGCATCTCTGATGTTACCTGTAGTAGGTCCTACATAATCAAACTTAGTCTCTGGAAACTGCTCATATGCCTTCAGCCTGGTAGCATTACTAAACCTAGCAAATGCATCATTGACCAAAGCCACAGATCTAGCAGATCCAATTCTTTTACCAGGACCAAACTCATTAAACATAGAAGTAATAATGGCATCTGTAGATTCACCAGTAACTATACCTCTTAGCATAGCCACCTTGATCTCATCTGCATATTCTCTTACACTATCACTTAAGTAGTTGAGTTCAAATCCTTTAAGATTATCCATGATCACTGCACCTGTTGCAGATACACCTACTCTTAATCTAGATACTTCCTTATAGGCTCTAATGATCTCCGCTTCATATGCATCATTCATTTTATTTAATAATGTGCCATAGCCAAGCTCATCTAATTCCTGGAAGAAATCTATTTCCTGAGCTATGCTGATCACCTGAGTATCAGACAATTCATTTAGTCTTGGAATAGCCTTCTTTAATTTGTCAAATAACTTCTTCTGTAGGTTTTTAATCTCTACAGAGTAAAAATCTAATTCAGCCATCTTAGCTTCCTAATCTATCTAGGATACTAGCTGGACCTGCTTGTTGCTGTGGTGCTTCTTCATCAATCTGATCTACCATAGCCTGGATCTCTTCATCTTTTAGATCAGGATTCTTTTTTCTTAAATAAGATTGTCTAGTCTCTAGATTGTTTTTAAAAGCCCACTCATAATACTTTAATTCTTCATCTGTGGACATTGGTGCAGATCTCTCCTGGAAGTCTACACTAAATTCATCACTAACATTCATACCACCAGATACTTCTAAGATCCTTTGAGCTATCTTAAATTGCTGTCTTTCAAATGGTCTATAGATCTGTTCAATATCAGATCTCAAAGAGTCCTGTAGATCTAACTGAGCCATCTTCTTTGATAGTCCAGATTCTGGTGAGTTATTGCTCCAGTTGATCTTTACATTATTAGCCTGAGATACAGAATCAATTAAGAATTTAATAGACTCTTTCATAGCACTTACATTTGCATTAGGTGTTACATATTCAAATGAAGCATCTTGTGGTAGGATCAAAGCTTTGTCCTGACCAAACTGGATTCTAGCTTCTGTATCAATTCCAGAAATCACAGGCTGACCAAGTTGGAATCTAGATGAGAGAGCCATCTCTGTAAGCATAATATTGATAGATCTGTTTGCATCAATAAGATCATCTGCACCAGATCTCATAAAGTCTCTGGTCATAAATGATCTGTGACCAAAATTAATTGGAATAATATCACCAAATGGATTTATATCACCATCTACTAAAGATGTGATCTTACCTCTACTGCTGATCATAAAGTGCTTTCCTGGCATATCCTCAGTTGCTTTAGACCATACCATAAACTGAGCATCTTCTGATCTTGCTTGTAATTGTGATTCTACTTGCCACATCACCATGAATGGATCATCTTCATTCGGTCTAAAGAATGGTGTAAAGAAATGTATTGGTCTATACATAAGCTTTTGCTTGTCATCATTCCAGTAAGTATAAAGAGCTTCTGTACCTAATAAATAAACCAGCTTCTCAAATTCCTTCATAGAGCTGTCTAGATCACCAAGATGTTCTAAGTATTTCTCATCAGCATATCTGATTGGCTGTTCTTGATATACTAAACATCTGCGGTCTATGACATTCTTTACTAAGTTTAAGTAAGCTGGGGGAATTTGTGATAATGAGTCGCTGTCAAAATATTTCTTTAAATCTTCTTGTAAGTTGATCCCTTCAAAGTAATCCATGCTGAGTTCTCTAGACTCTTGCTCTTTATCATAGTTGTCCTTGATGCTTTCCATCAGGATCTCATACATCATTTTTTCTGTTAAATTTGTTATAATCATGATTTGAATTTCCTTAAATCTTCTATGTTTAGGTATTCCTGGTAACTGCTATATAGATTGCTGATCATATCCTTATAGTCCTGTTTGCTCTTTTGATCTGCTTTATAAACAAAAAATAGGAATACAAAAAAAAGTGCAGTCCAACCAGATAGTAGTCCTAATAAGAAATACACTACCATTTGATTGATCCTACACTATTCATTGTAAGTGGGTGCCTGAAATGTATTGGATAACATAAAGCATCAATGTTATGACTAAGGCTTTCGGTTTTCACCATCTGTCCATTCTCCATTGTGGTCATTTCAAGATCTCTAATTGTATTGGTGCAGTTTGATTTAATAAATAAACTATGTTTACCATTTGCATCTTTCAGTTTCTTGTTCAAAGCATTCAGACGATCCTTCTGAGTCGGATTAGCTTTTTTTGCAATCACTACAAATCCTGCTTCAGTTAAGATCATATGATCAGACTTTGTGCTGTTACTAGTTCTAGCTTTACCTGCTGGATCAGGATATACTGGAAGATTAGGTGCTCTCTGTTGCATCATCTTGGACAATTCAAATGTATTAGAGTTCTTTATATTGATCTCATCAATTACATAGATGTCACCATTAGTAAATTCAGCACATAATACTGCTGTCATAAAACTGGCAACACCAAAGTCCACTCCCCAGTATTTTCTAGTTGGAATATCTAGATCATCTCTGACATGCACTCTTCTATCAAAGTTATATGCACATCTGTTACTAGATACTTCAAAAGATCCTTCCAGCTCTTGTCTAAAAGTTCTAGGATCTAAAGTTTGCCTGGCATTCTCTATTTCTTCTTTAGGAATAAAACCACCTTCAATAGTGGTATATTGCCAGGACTTCCAAAAAGGATCATTCTCTTGTCCTTTAACATATAATTCATACAAATTGTTATAAACACCTTGTGGTGTACCGCATATAAAAACATTAGCCTGAGTCTCTGCTATCATTGGCATTATAATCTCATTAAGCACATTAGGCTTCATGAAGGCATATTCATCTAATACTACTGCATTAGTGCCCTTAGCACCTAAGCTGATTCCTCTTAAGCTATCTTCCTTATCAGATCCCTTGATACTGATCTCTGCATTGTTTGACATGGTAATAGATAACTCAGTCTCATTGATCTTAACATTCTTACCTCTGAATATGCTTTTAAGCAAATTCCAGGCTACCATCTTACCTTGCCTATAAGTAGGATATACTATCCATCTCTTTTCATTAGGCTGTAGATCATGATATAAGATCCAGAGCATAGCCATATAGGATTTGCCGAATCTTCTTCCAGAGACTAAAATCTTACCTCTGTGCGGATCATCTAAGATATTTCTTCTTATCTGATCAATCTTCCACTGCATTATCAAAATCAAATACCTTAATTGGCATATCATCAGCTTCATGTAAAGAGACTGATTGATGCGGTTTACCTTCAGTCCTATTTGCTATGAACTCCACTGCCCATGATTTTCCTTCTAATGCCTGGCTATACACATGTCTTAGCACTGCTTCCAAATTGTCAATGTGATTTCCTTCACCAAACTCATCACCTATTTTCCTGAGTAGATCAGGTATAGATCTAGCACCTTTAGGTCTACCATGACCTTTAGATGCTTTATTTCCAGCGACGAATTGCCCTTTACTATTTCTATCCGATTTATCCGATTTCATTCGGTGTCCTAATAGCTTAGTATTGAGTAATTAGCTTCATCAAAAGTAGATCTATCATCTTCTATGCTCTCTGAGTCTACAAATTCTATGTCATCATCATGTAAAGAGTCATAAGATTTCTCATAGCAGTTCTCTAAATATGTATTATTAAACTTAGATCTCTGCTCTGAATCTCTATAAGCTTTGGATCCAGCATTAACTGAATCTATTTCTAGATCAATTCTTTTAATTAATTCTTCTAATTTGTGATCTTCCATCTATATATATGGTAAAAGTAAACCATATTCTTAGATGCATTTAGTTAAAGTGATACTTTAAGTGTAGTAATATTAAGATTTAATTTATTTTTAAGGTAAACCAGTGCCTAGCTATTGATAACAACAGGATAAGGTATATAGGATAAGATGCCAAGCACTGGCTAAATTGTTCTGAAGTAATCCCTGTTGTCCATTAATTTATACATGATCCTCTTAATCTTTTTGACAGCAGACTTATGAGTCTTATGTATATTTTGTTTGCTGGTACCTAAAATAGATCCAATTTCTTCAAAGGTCATAGTATCATGATTGAAATATACCTTCTTCTGGAACTTGGTCCAGCTATCTGAATGCCCACTGATCATAGCTATCATTATTGCCTTTCCATATAATATGGTATTCTCAGCTTCCTGATGTTTATTGTCAATGTAGTATTCAAAGTGTCTCTGCATTATTTAGGCTCTATCATATCCTTCATATAAGATAAGATCACCAAAATATAGTGGTAGATCCATTTCATAATCCATACCACATATTTACTAGTAATTGAAGTCCAACAGCTAGACCTAAGATCACTATAGCAAAGCTAACAGCAAAAGCTAATGCTCTGATGTCCTGATTATGCCTTAAAAAGAATGATAAAGGCATTTCTCTAGCTGATCTATGGTAATGCTCTTGCATTTCATTATACTTAGGATCAAAGGTCATTTTATAAGGATCTCTGATCACTCTCTTTAATGTTACTTCTCTCTTCCAAATGTCAATTAGTTTCATTATACACCTCTTTTGTGTCTGATTGATGATTGATTATTAAACCATATAAACTCATATCCTAACTTATCAAGATTATCTATTAGTTTCATGATCTTTTTTTGCAGATCTAATGCTTCTTTAGATCTATCTGGATATTCCAGATCTACTCTTTTTTTGTATTCTTTTTGTTCTCTACTCATTTATCTTCCCTATCCTTTACTGCTAAAGTTGTCATTTCTAATCTATATAAGATCTCATGCAGTTTTTCTTGATCTTTAGATCCTAAGTGCCATACCAATTCTGGCAGATCCTTCAACATATGCTTTACAAATTTTAATCTGTTTTTTAGCATAGCATTCTCTGCTTTTAATGGATCTTCATCACCATACAGCTTGGTAGGCTTGATATATTCATTCATAACTATTTGTAGCTTTTTACTAATCATTGTCCACCTCATCTTCGGATTCTCTTATTATTTCAAGATCTGAAGCAACCTTCTCTGTATGAAATGTTAATTTTATGATCAGATCTATTCTTTTTTTGTATTCAGATCTGTTAAACACCACTTCATTGGTTTCAAAGTCTACTCTGATAAAGTCTGACATATCCATTTCTCTAACAGAATCAATGACTTTATTCCATTTAGTATTAGTGTTATGTACTTCCTGCTGTGTTTTTAGTAATAACTCTCTCATATGATTCCACCATTTCCTTCAAAGTTTGCTATATCTTCTTTTACTGGATCCTGTAGTTTTCTTCTTTCCTGATACAAAGATCCTCTTAACTCTGGATACTTCTTTTGTAGCAATCTTCTCTGTCTGCTAATTGTCTTGTATTGTGACAGCTTACCAAGATTTAGCAATCCAATTACATCAAAGGATCCATAGTTCTCACATTCTTTTCTCCAGATCCTAGCTACTAACTTGTCATCTGAATCCCTAAGATATACATTGTGAAACAACAGATCCTTAACTACTTCTCTAATATTATCTACTTTATTTTGAAACATATTTATTTGCATGTCTGATCCTCCATATCCTGTTCATATATAAAATCACTCCAATCTTTACAGCCAGGACACATAGCAGAATATACATCATTACCGCTATCATATATTGGCTCTGAAGATGGATTACTACCACAACCGCACACCAGATTACCTTTATCTTCTACATGATCAATAAAGTGCTCTATATTGGCTTCTATCTGATCTTTGGTATATCCTTCTACTTCACTCATATCCTTATCCCTTCAGAAATTTCTCACTAACATATCCATTACTCACTGATCTGTCATAGGCTTCTTGATCTTCCTGTGACATATAATCCAGACCTTCTCTTTTTAGCTTCTTAATAGCTGATTTATAGATCTGTGATTTGTTATCTTCAGAATAATGAAACTTCATGTATTTCTTTAATCTGTATTTATTTGGTTTATATTCATCAATATGATCACCTAAAAAATAAAAGACATTCTCTTTAACATACTCATGTCCTAAGACCATATTGATCATTTTAAAATTAAGATTACCTAGCCCTGCATGATCACAGGTAATAAAGAAATATAGCATCAACATCTTATATTCTAGATCTAGATCCATAAACCATACTTCTTCAAATAAGGTACTCTCTACTTGCTTTTTAGCCATCTAATTCCTCCAATTTCTTCTTTATTTCGGCTCTAAACTCTTTACTAAGATAATACTTTTTTTCACCAGATTTCAATGGTGTATTTTTTCTAAGCACTAATGCATCATATCTCTCTTGTCCTAATTGATCCAATTTATGATCTCTATGATCATGCGGATTTTTAGTTAAGTAAGAATGACAGCCATGACACAGGCTTTCAGTATTATCAGGATCAAACCTAACAGCATAATTAGATCTTCCAAAGTAATGTGAACAATGCAGTCCACCTGCTTTAGAAGGACTATACTTCCTACCACATCTCTGGCAGGTCCAACCATCTCTTGTGCGGATATAGTTGGACCATAAAGCATCACTTGCTGTTCTTTTGATACCAGCCATTAGAATGGTAGATCCTCATCAGGTACATTGGCATTTTCAGGCTGTTGCCTTCTTTCCTGGATCTTGCCACTATACTTGTATTTTTTACTAGGATCTGTATTCTTCCAATAGGCTATCTCTACTTGCTGACCTTTATAGTTCCCTATAGCTTTTAGATCTGGCTGATTTTCTTTTTCTTTATACTCATTGTCATATAAAAGTATGACACCTTCTTTACTTATTTCCATCTTCAGTATCCTCATCTATTAGTTGTTTTCTTACTTCCATTTCCAGATCAAATTTCTTTTCTGATCTTTCAAGGTTTTTATCTTCTACTATCAATTCATCTAACCATTTTACAGCATCAGAATATCCAATTAGATCCATAGTAGCTTTCCTTGAGTCTA